GGACTGCGCCAGTATCGTCAGCTACTCCCCAGCCAGTCAAGCTGCCATTCGAGCAGCAAATTCCCATTGTCGAGGAACAGATTCGTCGCCGCCGCCATCGCTGGCGATTGCCCTATCCCTCGTTCGAGGACGTGATCCAGATCATCACGGTGCACGCTTGTCAGAAATATGATGATCCCAAAAGCGGCTTCCGGCCAGAGCGCGGCCGCCCATCTGATTCCATGGAGGTGCGTTTTCTCAAATGGATCAATCGCCTCATCAGTCATCAGATGACCAATCTATTGCGTGACAATTACTCCAAGTGGCAGCGGCCCTGCATCAAATGCGCCTTCAACACGGGAGACGGTTCATGCTCGAAGACGCCCAGTCGCCGCCAGTGTGAGGAGTGCAAATTCTTCAAGGATTGGAAGAAGCGCAAGGAGTCCCATTTCAACGTCAAGCAAACCCTCTCCATCGAATATCACTCTCAGGAGGTCAGCAACCAGCAGGGGGATTTCTTCGACACGGTGGAAGCCAAGAAGGTCATTGACGCCAAAATGAAGGAACGCCTCACCCAATTCGAATGGGAGGTCTACCAGATGCTGTTCGTCCAGTTCAAAACCGATGCGGAGGTGGGCAAGGCACTAAAGCTACCCAAGGTAGGGCGCACCTGCCACGGCTATCAGACATTGCTTCGTATTCGCCATCTGTGTCGAAAAATCATGCTGGAAATCGCCAAAGAGGAAGGATGGAGCCGATGAGTGAGCCAACCATTACTTCCGCCCCTTTGGCTAATCCAGAGACCTTCTCCAAAGAGCAGGTAGCCTATCTGGAAGCCAACTGGCAACGCAATCTGTTGGAGGTGACTCGGGAGGTCTATTCCGATCCCAGTCTCACGACCCGGTCGCCGCAATACAAGGCCGTCAAGACCTACGTGGCTACACTGGGGAAGGTCGCCGCCAAGGAGGGCACTGCTCCGGCGGCCGGAGGCAAGAAATTCGAGCTACCCGACGAGGTGAAGGCAACCATTCGAGAGATCTATCTGGAGCTATCGGGGCCGCTAGAGATTGCCCGCGTCGCTTTCAAGAACCCCGCACTACAACCCAGCAGCCGTGAAGTGCGGACCGTAGCACTCTACTGTCGCGAAATCGACCCCATGTATCGCAGGGAGGAGGACAGCGTCGAGGAACTGGAATACAGCCCGCCCAAGTCTATCATCGTGCTCATGGGCAAGGTCAACAAATACGCTCTCGTGCATGGGCCGGATGGCAAGAAGCTGCTGGACCCCGCCACCGCCACGCCGCACCAGTTGAAGAACCTGCAAGCTCTCATGACCTACATGTGGAGTCCCCTCTTCAAGGTCACGGCCGACAAGTACATCAAACGTATCGACCGCGAACTGTTCGAATCGACCTTCATCATGAACTGCTGGGATAAGCCAGATCTGTTGGCGGAAGAGTTGGGTCAATATATCGATTTGGCCGCCATCACGGTGGACTACAACATGATTGACCGCACGGTCAAAAAACTGGACGAACGACTCCAGTTCCTCATTCACGAAGCGGGTACTGAGAAGCTGGCGCTCAACATGTCAGAGGTGGAGCTGTTGACGAGCGTACGCGAGAAGGCAAACGCCGCCATGAAGCAAAAAGCCTCTCTGTTGAAAAGCCTGACCGTAGACCGTGCCAAGCGGGTGGCCAGCCAGCGGGCCGCCAACGGCAGCATGCATGATCTCGTGACTGCGTGGCGCAATAAGCAGGACCGCCAGCGCATTATCCAAACAGTGGAACGCGAGAAACGGGTGGCGCTCAAGCAAGAGGTGGAGCGCCTCTCGACCATTGACGCGATCAAGGGCGAACTCTTCGGCGTTTCCAAAGACGATATAACACGATGACTGTCACCTGTTTAGTCGATAACACCGTCCACGAATCCGTGGAAGCCATGCATAAGCACTTGCAATTCAAACTGCGGCTCAAGCAGGCGGACTACTATCAGCGCTATCATCCTCGCGTGGATCGATTGACCGGACAACCTCTCCCTTTCAAATCGGTCGAGCAATATCTGGCATCTGAATTTCTCAGCAAGGACACCTTGCGTCGCTGGATTGCGGCCAACCCAGAAGAGGGCAAACAATGGGCCATCGATTGGTTACGTCGCCGCAAGATCGACAAGGCGCTTCGATTCCCGCCCACACAGGTCGAGTTACGCTCGTTGCTATGTCCATCCATTCACTACTATCAACACATGGGTGATTACGGCGCAATCTGTCGAGAGCTTGGCTACGAGACGCGATTCGATGGAGATGTGACGAAGCTGGCGGCCGCTCTTTGGCCCAGCGGAGCCAAGGTACTCGTGGATACCCGCGAGCAGGCACCGCTTAAGCTGAACGTTCCTATCGAGGCCGCTACGTTGTCCTATGGAGACTACGCCTTGGACGCGGCCCATTCGCAAGATATCCACATCGAGCGCAAATCCATCAGCGATTTCGCTGGCACTCTTTCGGACCGCCAGATTGCACGCCAACGAGAGGTCGATTCCAACCTTGAACGCTTTACCCGCGAGCTAGAGCGGGCGCAGGAAGCTGGGATTTACCTCATCATGCTCGTGGAGGACACCATTGACCACGCGCTGGAGCTGGGCACCGAATCCAGCCATCTTCCCAAACGCGGCAGCATGACCGGCGCACATCTGTTCCATAATCTGCGAGATTTGCTCCATCGATTCGACAATTTTCAAGCACTTTTTGTAGATGGACGCAAGCAGGCGGCCGCCGCTGTGGTCAAGCTGCTGGCATTGGGAACACTGGTGAAGCGAATTGATCTTCAATGGGCGCACGAAGCGGGAAAGCTGAGGTTCTGACATGGCGTGGGAAGAAGGCACACATCCGGTCTCCAATTCGCGGGACGTTTTCAAGGACTTCATGGCGCTTGAAGGCGAGCTGTCCGACGAGGAGGCGCGCGCTACGCTTTGTGAGTTTCTCTATCACAATCCGTCCTTCCTATTGGACTTGGTAGGCGGCTTCAAGCTGACCGCATTTCAAGAGCTGATCCTAAAGGGTTGGATGCGCAACGATTACAACATGGCCGTGTGGGGTCGTGGCTGTTCCAAGTCGTGGACAGTGGCTCTCTTTGCTATTCTTTGGGCCATCTTCAATCCCAAGAATCGCGTGGTCGTGGTCTCTTACACCTTCCGTCAGAGTCGCATGATTCTCGAAACGTGCGAGAAATTCGTCAACGACAAAAACGCGCTAGGATTGCAAGCCTGCTTTCCAGACAAGATGCGACAGAAGACCGATGAATGGATTTGGACGCTACCCAATGGATCGACCATCCGCTGCTTGCCTTTGGGAGATGGTTCCAAAATCCGCGGTGTCCGCGCCGACACTCTCATCGTAGACGAATTTGCCTACCTGCCGGAACCGGTCATCGCAGAAGTCTTACAGCCTTTCCTCGCAGCGTCCAACAAAATTCAGGAGAAAATCGAGACCCAATTGCGGGAAGACAGACTCATCGCGGCCGGCGAGATGACGGAGGAGCAGCGCACCGTCGTGCAGGAAAGTGTGAAGGTCGTTTTCCTCTCGTCCGCGTGCTACCAATTCGAGCACATGTACAAGCGCTACAATGAATGGATTGGCAACATTCGTTCAGAGAAGGATCAAGGCATTTCATTCTTCGTTTCGCGTATCGGCTATGAAGGTGTGCCCTCAATCATTCCCAACTGGAAAGCAGTTAAAGAAGCTCAGCAAACCAGCTCGGAGGCAATGTTCGACCGAGAGTGGCGGGCGATCTTTACGCCTGATTCGGGCGGCTACTTTAAGGCCTCCAAGATGGCAGCTTGTACAGTGCCGGATGGGCAGTTGCCTACACTGGAACTGGTAGGAGAAAAGGGAGCGGAATACATCGTAACCATTGACACTTCCGCATCCGGATCTGAAGAATCAGATCATTTTGCCATCTGCGTGCTCAAAATCGTCGAGCGTGCCGACAAAACAAAGATCCCCATGCTTGTCCATTCCTACGCGGTGGCGGGCGGCGATTTGAGTGAGCACACACTCTATTTCCATTACATTCTGACACACTTCAACGTCGTCTACATTGCCATTGATGCGTCGCAGGGCGATAACGTCGAATTTCTTAACGCCTCTGTGCAGTCTAGCCTCTTCAAGACGGCCAAAATTGAACTGAGTGACATCGACGCCGAGTTCAGCAAGAACGATTTTGCCGAACTGCCCAAGCAGATCAAGCGCAGCTACAATCGCACCATCGGCCGCATCGTTCACAAACAACCCTTTTCGTCAGACTGGCAGCGGGCCGCTAACGAATACATGCAGGGATGCTTCGACCACAAGACGGTGCTCTTTGCGGGTAAAATCGCCGCCGAGAGTGGGGCCGCCACTCGCGCCAACGCCATGGGGCATATTCTCGAACCGTTGCAGCGCGGCCATTCCGATTTCAAGGACGCCACCATTACGGACTTCATCAACCGGCAGGACCATCTGGTGGATCTCGTCAAGAAGGAGTGTTCTCTGATTCAGGTTCGCACTACAGAGCTGGGTACCCAGCAATTCGGCCTCCCTCAAAGTATTAAACGTTCCACCGGCCCCAACCGCATGAGAAAGGACAGCTACTCCGCGCTTTTGCTGGGCGTGTGGGCCGCAAAACTGTATCTGGAATCGCAGGTGATAGAGGTGCAAACGGGGCCAGCGGATTTTCCATACGATTGGGCGCGGTGATTCTGACTTTTAGCCACTTTCAGCCCGAACTTCCCTCTGATTTGGTGTAATGAAGGCGATTCTCCCATTCTGAGATTGACCCATGGCACGTTCCTACATTAAGCGCGACACGACATACTGGCAGGCTCGCAAACAGGGAATACAACCTGCGGCCGCCCCCATCGTGGTGCAAGCGGCTCCGGTAGCAGTTGAACGCAAGCCAGTTCCTTTTCCAAATGTGGAGTATGGCAACACGTTCGTCTCAGAAGCGGCTGGCGGCACGGTCGCGCCATCCACCGGCAATACCAGAAGCCGTCAAGTCAATGATGGCACAATAGATGGAGGTGCATTCCAAAATTTGGCTAGTATGCGCCTGCCGTGGAATATCGCCAATGGCTACGTGGGTGTCAAGGATGCTATAGAGTTGTGCTGCAAGGCATACACTGGAGTCCCCATTTTCCGCAACGCCATCGAGGTGGCCGTTGAGTTCTCCAACACCTCCCTTCATCTCAAGACCGACAACAAGACGGTCAAGCGCTTCTTCGAAGAATGGTTCTACGCCATCCAGATCAACAAGCTGAAGGAGGAGTGGTTCCGTGAATATTACCGCTCTGGCAATGTGTTCCTCTACAAGTTCAGCGGCAAATTCGGCCCCAAGCAGTTCGTGGGGCTCCAGCAGATTTTCGGTTCCGCTCCCAAGGAGAACACATTGCCCATTCGTTACTCTCTCCTAAATCCGGTCAACATCTTCGTCCAGAGCGGATTGACCTTCCCCTACACTTACGTCCGGCTCCTTTCGACCTTCGAAATTGAACGGCTGAAGCATCCGCTCACGCCGCAAGACAAACAGGTCTTTGACCAGCTGCCGAAATACGTCAAGGACCAGATCAAGCAGGCCAACAATTTCCCGCTGGGTCTCTACATTCCGGTCGAACCCGAGCGGCTGCGCTTTGCCTTCTACAAGAAGCAGAGCTATGAACCTCTGGCCACGCCAATGGGTTACCCTGTCCTGCCTTACATCGAATGGAAGCTGACACTCCAGAAGATGGACAAGAGTTTGGCGCGCGAGATTGAGCAGGCCATTCTTCTCGTTACCACTGGCGAGGGACCAAACGAATGGAATGGCGGCAACGGTATCAATCAGAACAACATTGCGCGCCTCCAGAATCTTCTCAACAATCAGACCATCAGCCGCGCGCTGGTGGCGGACTACACCACGAAAGCACAGTGGCTCATCCCGCCCATCGAGAAAATCCTTGGTCCCGAAAAATATCAGATCGTCAATGAGGACATCAAGGAAGGGCTGCAATCCATCCTGCTCGACGCGGGCAAGGACGCCAAGTTCGCCACCGCCCAAATCAAGGCGAAAATCTTCATTCAACGCTTGGAGGAAGGCCAGCGCGTCTTTCTGCACGATTTCCTGCTGCCCGAAATTCGTTTCATCTGCGAGAACATGGGCTTCCGCAATCTGCCGGAGGTCGAGTTCGAGAAAATCAATCTTCAGGATGAGACGACAATGGCGAGGGTCTATACGCAGATGTCCCAGCTAGGTCTCCTTACCCCCAATGAATTGGTCAACGCGCTGGAGACTGGCGTGTTACCAAGTCCTGATGAAATGGCCGAGGATCAGACGGCTTACAAAGCAGCGCGCGATAAGGGTCTCTATCAGCCGCTTGCTCCCGCGCAGCAAGGTGAAGCTGGCCGCCCGGCGGGCACCTCCGGTATCAAGCAATCGACCAAGCGGGTTTCACCACAAGGCACAAAGGCTGCATTTTCTATCAGCGCTTACATGCGGGGCTTACAAACTGGCGACCAGCTGAAAGCCGCCATCGAAGCCGAGCTGCGCAAACAATTCAAACTCAAAGCGTCCGCCGCTTTGGGTGACAAACAGATTCAAGCTATCGACAAGCTAGCTCGCGCCATCATGGCCACAACCTCTCAGGACAAATGGATGGCATCGGCAGCTGCTGCCGTAGCTAAACCACCGGCTTTGAGCGCCGAGACTTTGGAGGAGATTGATACCTTTGCCAAGGCCTATGAAGTGGACAGTTGGGACGCTATCGTGCTTCGTGATTGCGTGACGAATCCTCCTGCGGCGGCAGATTAACCTGAAACTTTGGCTGGACTCCGTGTAACCACTTTGGTTCGCATGGACTACCGCTATCGCTCTACCTTTACGACCATTGCCAAGGTGGTCACTCCTTCCGAGGAGGATCGTTTTTTAGCCAAGGCCTCTCTTGCTCCGTTAAAGGCATTGCTGCCTTCCGATGTCAAGCCAGATGAGAATCCGGATCTTCTCTATTTCTCGGCGAACGGCGCAGTGGCTGGCCTCGTCAATAAGAACGGCGATTCAATCAGTTGCGATACCGCAATAGCGATCAATACAGGAGCGAAATACAAATACATCTCGGTCGATCATGATCGAGACAAGATCGTGGGCGCAATCCTTCAGCCGGGCTTTTCCAAACTGGGCACCAACGAACCCATGACCGCAGAGGAAGCGGCCGCCAGTAAGGAGCCTTTCAACATGTCCATCGCGGGCGTGCTCTGGAAGGTCGTATCACCAATGCTCGCCAAATACCTCGTGAAAATGGGCGATTCTACCGGCGAGGATGCACTTTCGCTTTCATGGGAAGTCGCGTTTGACTCGTACGACATCGGCGTTGGTTCGCGTAACACTTTCGATGCAGAACGCATCTCAAAAGAAGACGTGCGCTTTGCGGCCTATGACAAGATCCTTCGTCTCAACGGCGGCACCGGCATCGATTCGAATCACAAAAACGTGTTCCGCATCATCAATGGCAATCCGGTGATCCTCGGTTACTCAATTGTTCCGAATCCAGCGGCCGCCGTGAAGGGCATTCTACCCATCGAGCCCGCTCCTTTGGAAGTCAAGGAGAAGGACGCCGCCGAAAATGGCCCCGTGCAAAATGTGCCGCAGCCGGATGAAATCCCTGCTTCGTGTCAGGCCTATCTGGAAGAACAGCCAGAGAGCGGCATGGGCTATCACCTCTGTGATATCACCATGCAAGACGGAACAATTCATCGCAAAGTTCCGGTGCTTAATCACAAAACCGTCCCTTCATCTATCGAAGCGCAGAAAATCGCTTCTTTGGAAATTTGCGAGAAAAGTGAAGAAAAATCCATAACTCGTTCAAAAACCTGTGTAAACCCTTCGACCACGACCATGAAGATCGAATCTCTTGAACAACTCGCCGCGCAATGGGAAGCCTTCGCCAAACTCACTTCCACCGCTGGCGTTGACGCCGTCCGTAGTTACATCGCCGACCATATCGCTAAGGAAAGCGAAAAGTGGGCCAAGGATCATGAGGCTAAGGAAAATCTCGTGAAGACCGTTGAGGCGGCCAAGACCGAAAGCGAACAGAAGGTCAAAACTCTCGAAGCCTCTCTTGCTGAACTGACGAAGCAGATCACTTGTCTCCGTGAAGAGTCGGCCGCCGCCGAGCGTAAGGCCAAATATGCGGAACGCATGGCTGCTTTCGATGACGAGTTCGAACTTTCCGATGATGAGCGCAAGCTGATTGCCTCCGATGTCAAGGATCTCTCTGACGAAGCTTTCGCCAGTTACCTTTCCAAGTCCAAAGTCCTCATGAAGGAGAAATCCAAAGCCCATCGCGCCGAGGCTGCCAAGAAGAAGGACGACAAGACCAAGAAAGCCGACAAAAAGGACGCTAAGGACGCTAAGGACGACGGAAAAGACGAAGAACCGGATGACGACGATGACGATGATCAGTCCAAAGCCGCCGTCAAAGAAGCCGTTGCCTCTGTCAAGGAAGATGCCTCCCAAGCCAAGCTTCCGAACATGGTTCAAGTCGATGAAAATCTCATGAACGAACTTCGTGAAGCGTTCGCCTCTTCGATTCGTGTCGAAGGTCGCCCTCTTAAGTCTAAGTCCAAGAAGGACTAATCCAACCCAACCC